CCAGTGCGTCTAACAGTGCTTCTACGGCAACGACTAAAGCATCAGAGGCTTCGACTAGCGCCAGCAATGCCTCAACCTCCGAAAGCAATGCTGCTACATCGGCCTCTAATGCTTCCTCTTCAGCCACTGCTGCTTCTAGTTCCGCTACGGCAGCGTCTGGTTCAGCAAGTGGTGCAGCTACCTCAGCTACCAATGCTGCTGCAAGTGCTACTGCTGCGGCTGCTTCAGAGTCCTCTGTATCTGCGGATGCTAGTGCAGCGGCTACCTCAGCTACCAATGCAGCCGCCAGTGCTACCACAGCCACTACAAAGGCTAGTGAAGCAGCTACGTCAGAGACTAACGCAGCAGCCAGTGCAGCTACGGCTACCACCAAGGCCAGCGAAGCAGCGACTAGTGCTACCAATGCAGCAAGCTCTGCTACCAGCGCAGCCTCTAGTGCCACTACAGCAACTACCAAGGCTGCTGAAGCAGTAACCTCTGCAAGCAATGCAGCAACCTCTGCAAGCACTGCAACTACCAAGGCATCAGAGGCAAGCACGAGTGCAACCAACGCAGCCACTAGCGAGACTAACGCAGCAAGCAGTGCTACAGCAGCAGCAGGGTCAGCTAGTACAGCGACTACTAAAGCATCTGAGGCAGCTACCAGTGCTACCAATGCAGCCTCTAGTGCATCTACAGCGTCTACACAGGCAAGCAATGCAGCCACTAGTGCTACAGCAGCACAGACAGCACAGACCAATGCAGAGACTGCTGAGACTAACGCTGAGACTGCTGAGACTAATGCAGCCTCTAGTGCTACAGCAGCAGCCAGCAGTGCTACAGATGCAGCTAACAGTGCTACAGCGGCGGCAGCGGAGTTGTCTACAGCAGCTCTGAAGGCTAACAACCTGTCTGACTTGGCTAGTGCATCTACTGCTAGAATTAACTTAGGACTAGGTACAGCTGCTACTACAGCGGCTACGGACTATGCTACAGCAGCACAAGGCACAAAGGCTGACACAGCTTTACAATCTAACTCAACTTTAAACGCAGACAACATGACTACTGGTACGCTGAACGGCGGCACATACTAAGGGTATATAACTATGGCAACAAAAATTGTAACAAAGAACAGCTCTACTGCTTCTGCCGTTCCAACAGCAAGTGATCTTGTACAGGGTGAACTGGCAGTCAACGTAGCTGACAAACGACTATTTACTGAAGATAACGCAGGCGCTATTGTAGAGCTTGGTACTAATCCTAGCACCATAGACATCAACGCAGGCACTATTGACGGCACTACCATTGGCGCATCCTCTGCATCCACAGGCGCGTTTACTACGCTGACTGCTACTGGTGCGTTTACGAGCCGTGGTATTGATGACAATGCTGATGCCACTGCAATCACTATTGATTCTTCAGAGAATGTGGGTATTGGTACTGGTTCGCCTGCTAAAACTTTAGAAGTAAATGCAGGAACAAATACCGAAATGCGAATAGGAACAACAACAAATGGTTCTTTGCAATTAGGTCATTTTTCTAATGGTGCATTTATAGGTACTGACTCAGGAACTCCAGCAGCAGCAGATTTAGTTCGCTTTGGCACTGGTGGCTCAGAGCGCCTCCGCATAGACGCCAGCGGTAATCTAATTAAAGCTGGTGGAGTGATTAAAGGAGAAAGAGGTACAGCCGCCGCTCCCCCTTATACTTTCTCAGACGACACTGACACTGGAATGTTTAACATTAGCAATGCTGATTTAGGGTTTTCTGTTGGTGGCACAGAACGCATGCGCATAGACTCCAGCGGCAACTTGCTTGTGGGTACTAGTTCAGTATCAGCAGGATTAAGTTCTGGTAAGTTTGTAGTTGGGTTTGCAGGAAACATAGCAAACGGGATTAAGGTTTACGACAGCTATGCATCAGCCGCAACTAATAATGCTGTTGTCTTTATTAGAGGTTCTTCAGAAGTAGGCTCAATTACAACCACCACATCTGCCACAGCCTATAACACATCATCAGACCAACGCCTCAAGGAAAACATTGCAGACGCTGATGACGCAGGTAGTAAGATAGATGCTATCCAAGTACGCAAGTACGATTGGAAGGCTGACGGCTCTCACCAAGACTACGGCATGATTGCACAGGAGCTACAGGCTGTTGCACCAGAAGCTGTGTCTGGCGATGCTGACTCAGAAGAGATGATGGGTGTGGACTACAGCAAGCTAGTCCCAATGATGCTCAAAGAAATACAATCATTACGCAACCGTGTTGCACAACTAGAGGAATAACATCATGGCAGTAACTTGGACAATCTCAACACTAGAACGCAACACATCAGATGACGGTGTAGTTGTAGCACACTGGCGCGCATCAGACAGCGAAGTAGTGGGCGAAGACACTCACACAGGCAGCAGCTATGGCACTTGTGGCTTTACTCCTGACAGCACTGCTGACGGCTACACAGCCTATGCAGACATCACAGAAGCTCAGGCTATTGGCTGGGTGAAGGGAAGCATGGGTGAGGAAGCAGTCACTGGCGTAGAAAACTCTATCGCTGCACAGATTGCAGACAGCAAAGCTCCTGCTGTAGCTACAGGAACTCCTTGGTAATGGACATTATATTCAAAGCCCTAAAGTCTAAGACTGTACAGTTCTCAATTGCTTTGGCCATCCTCAGCATACTGCAAGGCTATGTAGGCTTCTTGCCTGTGTCACCAGCAGGACAAGCTGTTGTTGGCTGTATCATTGCATCTTGTGTAACTGTGCTGCGATTTGTAACTGTGGCTCCAATAGCGGAGAAGTAAATGATTGCGGAAATCTCAGCAGTTGTAGGTGTACTCAAGGCTCTTAATGATGGCATTAAAACCGTCAAAGAGTCTGGGGATCACTTGTCAGGTCTGTCGGGATTGTTCACTAGCCTCACTGACAGCAAGGTAGCTGTAGAGAGCATTGAAGAGGCCACTAAGGCAGGCGATCATGTACTGACACAGGAAGAGGCTCTGGAGCTTGCATGGGCTAAGAACGCCATACGAGAGCAGGAGAAGGAGCTAAAGAAGATAACGCCTAAGCTAGTCTGGCGTGACATGCTGATGATACAGAACAAGTCTATGCTGGATCACAAGCACAAGCTAGAGAAGGCTAGGCTGGCGAAGCTCAAGAAGCAACGTCAGATAGGTGACGCAGTAAAGAACATAGGTGCTACTATAGTAGTTCTTGCTGCGTTTGCTGGCTCATACTGGTTATTTACCACAGGAATAATTTAATGGAAGAGTCTACTAAAGACATACTGGACGTTGCCGCTGCATCTACGGCAATAATGTCACTAGCTGCTTGGTTGCCACCTACAGCGTCACTGCTAACTATAGTGTGGCTAGGTATTAGGATTTATGAGTCAGAGACTGTGCAGAAGGCAGTGCATGGCAAGAAACAACTTGACAAACAAGACTAAATAGTGTATAATATATGAGTATTTTAAATAGTTTTATAGGGCCGGTGACTGGACTTTTAGATAAGTTCATAGAAGATAAAGATAAAAAAAATGCTATCGCCTTTGAACTATCTACTATGGCTGAGAAGCATGCTCAAGAACTACTTAAGGGTCAGTTAGAAGTCAACAAGACTGAGGCTGCACATAAGAGTTTATTTGTGGCGGGATGGCGACCTGCTATAGGATGGATATGTGGACTAGCTCTATTCTATTCTACTATCCTAGCCCCCATTTTAAGTATCTGGTTTACTGTTCCTCCTGTTGACAGCGCATTGCTTACTAGCGTGTTAATGGGTATGTTAGGACTAGGCGCTATGCGTACAGTAGAAAAGTCTAAAGGCGTACAGAGAGAACGATAATGGCAAGAGCAACTAGACCTCTTATGGTTCGACCTCCCATCCAAGAAGAGTTTGTTGACTTGGGTGTAAATCCTTTTGCCGCTTCAACAGGGCTAGAAGGTTTAGAACTAACAGATGAAGTTGTAGACGCTATTGTTGGCAACTTGTTAAGAGATAGAGATAGCGATAGTGCAATACGCATTAACGGTAGGTCTTATGACGATACATCTGGCGACATGATGGAATATTTGTTGGGTCGTGTTGGTAATGTAAGAAGTAAAGAAGCTCCTATTTTTACTACTATTGGCGAAGATGTTTACATAACAGGCGTTACTCCAGAGACTCCTCGACCAAAAGAGGAGCTTGAGTTTGAGTACGATGTAGAGCCTATTCAGTACGAACTACCTAAAGAAGATGAAGAAGCTTCAGCACCTGCACCTGCTCCTGCACCTGCTCCTGCACCTGCTCCAGAGCCTACGCCAGAGCCTACGCCAGAGCCTGAGCCAGAGCCTGAGCCAGAGCCTGAGCCTACTCCAGCTCCTACGCCTGCTCCAGCACCCACACCAGCTCCAGAGCCTGTATCTACTCCTGAGGGAGAAGAAACTGTGGGAGGTACTTATCCCGGTGTGGAGCTTGAAGACCCTGAAGGTGAGAAGTACGACGTAGATGATAGACAAGAAGTTTTAGATATTCTTCTTGAAGAAGGAAGAGTAGTTATTGTAAGTTCTCCTGAAGATAATGTTTGGGGAAGAGGTAAGTGGGAGGTCATAGTAGACGGTGTAAGACAAAATATAGACTGGAAAGATAAACGTATTTCTTTTCCAGATATAGAGCCAACCCCAACGCCAGAGCCAGCTCCAACTCCAGAGCCTACTCCAGAACCAGCCCCGACTCCAGCACCAGCGCCCACGCCTGCTCCAACCCCAGCGCCTGCGCCTATAGATATTGATGTAACATTTGATCCGTTTGAAGAAGACCCGTTTAAAGAACCTGAGTTTGAGCCAGAGCCTACACCAGTAGAGCCAGAGCCTACTCCGGTTGAGCCTACGCCTACACCAGTAGAGCCTGAGCCTACTCCGGTTGAGCCTACGCCTACACCAGTAGAGCCTACGCCTACACCTGTACAGCCTCCAGTAGAGCCTCCGGTACAGCCTCCGGTAGAACCAGTACCTCCTGTAGAGCCAACGCCTACTCCGGAGCCTACACCTACACCAACGCCTTCTCCTCCTCCTAGCGAGGGTGGTGGTACTGGTACTGGAGATGGTGACGGAGATGGTGATGGCAGTGGAACTGGTGACGGAGATGGTGATGGCACTGGAACTGGTGACGGAGATGGTGACGGAGATGGTGACGGAGATGGTTCTGGAAGAGGATCAGGCAGCGGCACAGGCACAGGCGTAGGAGCTGGTAACGCTACACGCACTACGGACTCTCTCTTTGGTGATTTGTTACAATTAGAAACACAAATAGGAGCTACACAAGAACTTCTTAATCCTTTTACTTTTGTTCCTGTTCCTTCAATACAACAAACTTTACAACAAGTACCACAGTTACGCACTAGACCTCCGGGCATGCTGACTAATAGCACTTTACTACAAAGGTATAGATAATAATGACATACTTACAATTAGTCAACAGCGTATTGCGTAGACTCAGAGAGGACGAAGTATCTACAGTTTCTCAAAACAGCTACTCCAAACTTATTGGAGAGTTTGTCAACGATGCTAAACGTACCGTAGAAGACTCCTACGACTGGACTGCTCTGCGTACTACACTAACTGTAACCACAGACGATACAACCTTTAACTATGTGTTGACTGGCTCACAGAACAGGATGAAGCTGTTGGACGTTATCAACGACACCTCAGACTTCTTCATGCAGTACCGTCCTTCTCGCTGGATGGACAACGCTTTCTTGATTGAGACACCTCCTCTAGGGTCTCCACAGTTCTACAGCTTCAACGGTGTTAACGCTGCTGGTGACAATGCTGTCGATGTGTATCCTAAGCCTGACGGTGTGTATCAGCTACGGTTTAACGTGGTGCTACGTACAGCAGACTTTACAGAAGATACAGAGACTCTGGCAGTACCTTCATCACCTGTTGTTCAGGTAGCTACAGCACTGGGTGCTAGAGAGCGTGGAGAGACTGGTGGCACAAGCGCAGCAGAGTTGTTTGCTCTGGCTGACAGAACATTGTCTGATGCTATTGCTATTGATGCGTCACAACATCCTGAAGAAACTATCTGGTATTCTTAATGGCACAACAACTACAGAACATAACAGTAGCCGCCCCCGGCTTTGCTGGTCTAAACACACAGGACTCCCCCATAGGGATTGATCCTTCGTTTGCTTCTGTTGCAGACAACTGTGTTATTGATCAGCTAGGCCGTATTGGTGCGCGTAAGGGCTGGGTAGAGGTTTCTACTAACGGCTCTTCTGTACTAGGCACTAGCCGTGGCATAGAGACTGTGTACGAGTTTATTGATAACTCTGGTGATAAGGTTATACTGTCAGCAGGTAACAATAAAATCTTTACAGGTACTACCACGTTAACAGACGCTACGCCTACTGGGTACACGCCTACAGCTAATAACTGGAAAGCTGTTACTTTAAACGACCATGTCTACTTATTCCAAAGAGATCACGAGTACGTGCTAGGTACAGATCACGGTGGTTCTTTTGTATTAGAAGAACACTCAGCACACTCTCACGCAACAGGCACACCACCAGAGGCTAATGAAGTCTTAGCAGCATACGGTCGTCTCTGGGCAGCAGACATTACAGGTAACAAGCACACTGTTTACTGGTCTGATACACTTAACGGCCATCACTGGACAGGAGGCACTACAGGCTCGTTAGACGTTACTACTGTATGGCCTACAGGCTTTGACGAGATAACGGCTCTAGCGGCCCACAATGGCTTCCTAATCATCTTTGGTAAGAAGTCTATACTCGTGTACTCAGGAGCCTCCTCTCCTGCCTCTATGACGC